TTAGCTCTTTTCTTAGCCATATTGTATTAGAGAATGAGATTGATTAATGTTAGTGATATTGGTTGATTGTGTGTAGGTGATTGTTAATTCGTATCTCAAGCACGGCCGGACGTGATATCGAACAATCAAACTTACGAATATCATCTTCCACGATGATTTGGTTGTCAGGTGGGATGTTAAATGCTAAGTAGAAGGACAAACGTGTTGCATCAGTTGGTATACGGTATTTCGGTACCATATCTCTTGCCAAGAATTGCATGCCAGTAGTGAATTCCTGGACACGCTCTTGTTCCTGGAATTCAATCATACTCTTATAGAATTCATTGAAGATAGGCATGTCACCCGCTAGTGACAGGCCACACCAACCAATTGCATCACGAAGATGCCGCATGGTTTCAACATCAGTTGAACCTTTTAGGGATAGTGAATCTTTGTCAAGACACACCCGGGGGTCACGAACAAACCTGTATTGTTGCCCATCAAACACTGGCCTCGCCTGGCAGAATTCGACTTCTTCAATTACAGAGGCTGTGCCCTCCAACTTCATGGTGAATCCAAACTTCAAGAAATAGTCCTTAAAGTTGTCTAACACTACTGAAGCATCCCCGCCTTCTACAATAAGCACTCCATCATCACCGTCATTCATATATTCATATGTTTGAACGCCGATATGAGCCATAAAGGAGTAAGTCATACCACACATAGTAAGGCAGTTACCCATTGCTGTATCCATGTCTCCAGACATACGGATACCATTCAATTGGTACTTGTAACCACCCTCATTTGTGCGCATGAAACACGAGTTTACCCGTCTAAAACCATTAAGACGATGCAGTTCTACGCGATCCATAGCGATTTTCTCCTCAACATGGTGTTCCCACTTAATCACTTCTCTTGAAACATGTTGATCGAATCGCTTCGCGTCTAGTAGAATTGCAACGGGGGTGTTGAAGCGTTTCCACTTCTCTTCTATTATTAGGCCCCGTTCACTCGCATTCAGTCCTTTCATGACTGTCGTGCTACCAAAAATTGCCGCGATACCGCGAAATATTGGTTTCTCCATCGGTTTTAAGTGTACTCCAATTGCAACATTGAATCTGGCTGATCTGGGATGGATGATCCTTGGACAAGGGTCACCCTTCCTGGTAAGATTCGTCTTCTCATCCTTAATGAACGGTATGATAAATGCATCTTTCCTTGTAACAGGATTGAATTCTAAATCACTAGCAACCTGTGCATACATAGTACGTTTCCTACCCACGTAGGTGTCGACGAATTCATCCGTGTACATCGTGGGTACTCTACGCGCTGCATGCAAAAGCCGCTTAGTAAAGCCTCTCATCTCAGACCGAACAAAC